ATGGCAAAACTCACGCATCTACTCAGCGACATCCAGATCAAGAACTGGATCGCCAAGGGCGAAGCGCTCGCCCGATCTGACGGCGATGGTTTGACGTTCACCCTGTCCGGTGCCGGCACCGCGGCGTGGGTGCTGCGCTACCGGATCGGCAAAGGCCGGCGCCGAGAGCTGACCATCGGCAACTATCCGGACATATCGCTGGCGGCAGCACGCGAGAAAGCGCGCTCTTACCGTGTCGCCGTCGATGAAGGACGTGATCCAGCCATCGAAAAGCAGGAAGAGAAAAGCCGGACCCAATCAGCCTGGCTCATGCGCGAGTTGCTGGATGACTATAGAGAAAAATGCCTGATCGAGACCGGCTACGCGAAAAACACAATCAAGTATCGTAACTACGATTACGATCAAGTCGTGCTACCCCACTTGGGTTCGCGGCCGGTACAGCGTATTACTGCGGTCGACGTGGTGGCGATGTTGACCGAATGCGACCGCACCTGGACGATTACCAAGCGAATTTTAACCGCCACCTCCAAGCTGTTCGACCACGCCTGCGGACTGAAGATCATCCCCTCCAATCCCTGTGTCGGCATCAAGCTGGCCTCGATCAAAGGTGCGCGCCCAACCGTGCGCAAACGAGTCATGCTCAACGAAAACGAGCTGCGGGCGGTGCTGACGGATATCGAACTGATCGGCCTTGAAAATGCCTTTGCCTTCCGGATTCTGCTTGCGACATGCGTGCGCGGCATTGAGCTGGCAAAGGCAAAGAAGGAACACATCTACTTGGACAGCGCCCAGTGGTGGATACCCGACGAGTCCGTAAAAACACGCAAGGGCTTTCTGGTTCCGCTGGTGCCGGCCGTCGTTGAATGGTTCCGGGAATTGATTGATCTGTCGGGTGATTCGATCTATCTACTTCCCGCACGGCAAGAGCGCCGCCGGCGTAATCAAGGCGGAGACACTCACGTTGGCGCAACAACGCTGTGGGCCGCAATCACGCGTGCATTCGAACGGCATGACATCGAGATCCGCAAGTTCACCCCCCATGATACGCGTTCGACGGCCAAGGGACATATGCGCAACATGGGTGTATCACGGGAAATTTCCGAAATCGCGCTCAACCACACTTTGAAAGGGATGGAGGCGATCTACGACGTGCGCGAGGAAATACCAGAGCGACGCCTGGCGCTGGAGAAGTGGGCGGCGTTCCTGATCGCGTGCGAGACAAACGGGCCTGTACCGCAAGCCTTTAACAACGTCCTGCCATTTCGGCCAGCCGCCTAGTTTGAATTTTGGGTGCGAGGAAGGGGAAACGTATTACCAATTAAATCAAATGCTTAAATTACTTACGGGGAACTTTCGGGGAGAGCGTACTGGGTCTGGAAAAGGGCAGACCCAGCACGTCGTCACATTGAACCGCTGCCGTCTTCAATTACCAAGACAGTTGGTGTATTGCTTGTTGGCACCCAAAGGATCGCTGTGTAACCGTCAGTCGTCTTGTCGCCAGGTAGGTAACCAATACCTGTCCAACCTTTGTTATGTGCTTCATCGCGAAACCATGTTTGCACTTTTTTCGAAACCCGTGCGGCATTGTTGCCCGTTGCTTGGTTATACAAGCCTAGAATTTTTTCACCATCACACAAGACTGCCGGATGATTTTCTGAACGCTTTTTCGGATCCGGAAACTTGAAACCTGCCATTTATTCCCCCATGATGTATGCCAGCAAATTCTGGCGTACCGATTCTAAGCGAATTCAGTCAAATTTGCCTCAGGGTGAATTCAAGGTCGTTGGCGTAGAACCAAAAAACAGGGGTAATTTGGGGAATAGCAGCAGCGCCCGACATAGACAGATATGCCCGTGCATTCCCCTTGATTCCCCCAATTCCTCCCCGGATTCTTCCCTGAGGCATAATGCCTCCATGTGTGGACGAATAACCCAGACCAGATCGATACGTGAATTCGGTAAAGCCGTCGGCTGGTCCGAGGAAGAAATGCGGGAGCGCGACATCAGCGGGTTCACGGCGAATTACAACTGCACGCCGGGCATGGAACATCTTTTGTTTCGCGTGCTCGATGGCGTACCGACCGCAGAAATGGTGATGTGGCACTACCTCTCACCATGGGCCAGGAAAGAAGGCCACCCACCAGCAATCAACGCCAAACGAGAGAAACTACTCGGTGGTTACTACCGACCCATGATGAAAACCGGCCGCGTGATCGTGCCGGCAGACGGTTGGTACGAGTGGACTGGCAAGCCTGGCGCGAAGCAGCCCTGGTACATCAAGGCCAAAGATGATGCCCCGCTCTTCTTTGCCGCGCTGACTAATCATGTCCCTGACCAAGATGACCCCGAGGGCGCTGGATTCGTCATTGTCACCGACGACGCTGCCGGCGGCATGGTGGATATCCATGCGCGGCGACCGGTTGCGCTGAGCGCCGATGATGCCCGGATGTGGATGGATTTAGATGTACCGTTCGACCAGGCAGAACAAGTTGCCCGTACATCGGAACTGCGGGAGGATTATTTCGAGTGGTATCAGGTTTCCAAGGACGTGAACCGCCCCGGCCAGCATGATGAACACCTCATTGCACCACTGGCGTGACCATCCACACCTGCGCATGCTCAACCGATTGACCATCCTTAGTGTTAATTTCATAGCCGCGTATCACTATCCCGCGACTATCCCAATGCACAATTTCTGGATCGAACAGCGGTTTATGAATCGAATAAGGTACTGAGCCGCCTTTATTCGCAAATAATTGCGCCTGTCGAGCGCAAACCAGCGCCATGTTAGGTCCACGCGGGAAGTCATCCAACACCAATCTCCCGATGAGCGGCGACCCAGCCTTGCGCTCTGCCGACCTCACCCGTTGCCCATTATTACGTAGCAAAACAACGGACACGAGCATTCCAGGACAAGCCGGCTCCGATGGTTGAGGCCCATCGGCCAGCAGGTGCGACAGCGACGATGTGTTTTGAATACCCATATTTACGAATACTGTATATAAAAACAGTATATCGTAAACTTCTGTAACGCCTACCCTTCACTCACTCAGAGTGGCTGGATACTAACGCAGGTCTAACTGCTTCCTGCAGCAATAGATTAATCCCCAATTTTTTCCCTCCTTAATAAACATAAGGAAGTGCATCAATATATGGTCGGCCACTCTCAATGGGTAAGCTCATACGCCCAACCATTGAAATCTAAAATATTATCGAAAGGAATAATTTTAATATTGCAATTTGGTAATTTTCTTGTCCAAAATATGCGTCTTGCGAAACTAGGCCCCGCCCCACTCCATTCAATGATATTGATACGTCGGTCGCCTGCGCGTTGGCATATTCCTTCATTCAAATGATTATCTTCCCCGCTATATCCGAATAAAAACACTTGCTCCGACTCCGCCAATGCCAGTCCTAGTCGCCGCCAATACTCAATTAAGATTGGCGATGATTCGATGATGGCGCGCTTATGATTCACATGCGTAAGTACTATGTGTGTCAAATCCGAAGGAGATATAGCACCTCTCTCTGCTGCCCCCATCACTTTTTGATTATCGATGAAGAGTGGGGAGCCATGGAGATGCATATACCAACCGAATCTCGATCCATAAAGGCGATCAAGATTGCCGGCGTTAAACCCCCCAGCGCGATAAAAGCCATCTACCAATGCTCCGTTGTATCCAGCAAGGACTTCCCTCTGAATCAAAGCATTGTAAAGAAGATCATCATAATTCAGCACCGCCAAGTGCGAATTCGACGCTCTAAGAAACTCCGCAAGAGGGTCACAGAATGCGTCCGGAAGTTCACCGCCATAGTTATGAAAATACATGGCGACTTCATGTATATAAGCTTTAAAAGCGCCAGGCAAATCGCGTGCGTGGTCATGTAACCAGCGCACTACAGCGCTCTCAAATTTACGCAAGAAATCCGAAGCAATAATTGCCAATTGGAGTTTTTCCAACTGATCTTCGGAGCGAGGGAAGTCGGCATTCGAGGTCCCTGCCAGCGAAGACATTACCAATCTCTTATGTTCGACGCTAAATCTCGCAGTATTATTCCATGCATGGTGCAGCGCGGCCTCAAGATGGAAATAATTACTATCCAACGCCATCCCAAGTCCATTGCCTACGATAATCAAAGCCCTCGACATTCCCCCCCCCCCGCACAATAGTTTTATGTCGAGGCACTCTATCCGAAAAAAAAATGGAAGCCAAGTAAACGAAAACAAAATTAGAACAAACCTGCGGGCTCGGCAGCTCGGTCCCAGCTATAAATAATCAGCTCCATCCGTGACACCGCCTTGCCGCCACCGCCGACTTGATACTGAATCGGCACCTCTTCCAGCTGGAAGCCAGCAAAGATGCGCCGGATATCAGGATGATCATTGATGCTCAGAATCGCCTTGCCGGCCATTGAGCGCATCAGTTCGGCCATGCGTTCGTATTGCTCGATGCCGAACGCGACGCCGTAGCCCGCAGTCTCCCAGTACGGCGGGTCGAGATAGAAAAACGTGTGCGGCCGGTCGTAGCTCTCGATGCATTTGGCCCAGTCCCGGTTTTCGATGTAAGTCGAAGCCAAGCGTAAATGCGCCGCAGACAGCGTCTCTTCCAATCGCAGCAGATTGATCGGTGGCGCCGTCGTGGCCGTGCCCCAGGTCTGGCCCTCGATCTTGCCGCCAAAGCAGTGCTGCTGCAGGTAAAAGAATCTGGCCGCACGCTGAATATCGGTCAGCGTTTCCGGCGGCGTGTCCTGCGTCCATTTGAAAATCTCCCGACTGGAAAGTGCAAACTTGAACATGCGGAAGAACTCTTCCAGGTGATGCTTGAGCACCCGGTACAAGTTGACCAGCTCGCCGTTGACATCATTGATCACCTCCACTTTTGCTGGCGGCCGCAAAAAATACAAGGCCGCGCCGCCGGCAAATACCTCGACGTAACACTCATGTGCAGGAAAGCGTGGAATGATGATATCGGCCAGGCGACGTTTGCCGCCCAACCATGGAATGATTGGTGTTGCCATAGTGAATCCTTGAGATGTGCTAGGATACGCCCGCCTCGCGAGGTGGCAGCGCCCTGGCTTGATTCACTGCTGCATTCAGTGGATTGAGGCCCGTCCCGGTTGTTAGCGCAACTGGGGCGGGCGCTCTGTCTTTATTGCTGCGGCGTGGCGCCGTTCAGTTTTCTTCGGAGTACTTCGTACTTGTCGACACAGAGGTTGAGCTCGCGCACCGTGCTGTTAGCGTCTGCGCCGATGTCGAGAATTCTTTCAGCAGTCGCTGGCAATAGTTCGGCTCTTGTTTCTTGATCCCCAGCGGCGGAATCTGTACCTGCGGTGTTTCCACCACACGAAGCAACGGCGACTGACAAGCGCACATCGCCGCTGCGCAGATCACCACGAAGACGATCAATTTCAGTTTTTGCATTTTTTTCCACCTTTTGATTTGCCGCTGTCAATTCGTCGTACTGCCGGCCCAGAAATAGTTCCAGTTCCCTTACCCGCTCAGTTGCGCCGGCCAAGTGCTCTGCAGCCACCTGATTTGCTTTGCTTTCCCTGGCGGCACTGGCCAGCGCCGCTACCTTGGCGCCACGATAATCGCCGGCAGCGTAGGCGATGCCGCCCAACATAATCAAAAACAGCCACAGCCGCGGATCCAGCAAGTGAACGGTAAAAGCGCCGGCAACGCGCTCGGCCACATTCGTTTGTTCGGCACTCATGCTAGCCTCCCACCGAAAGAAACGTATACCGACTGCAATTTTTCCAGCGAGTGTTCCGGCTGGCCATAGCCGGCGCCGGGTAACGATGCCCAAATGTTGCGGCACTTGCTCACGGCATCGGCAAAGCGGCCGGCATCGATGTCGGGCAACGCACGCCGTTCGCGGATCAGTTGTAATGCCCAGCGGTCTTGTGACAATGGTCCGAAGTCGGGCAGCTTGAGCAAGTCGCGATAGTACGGCCAGTCACGCAACATATGCTGGTAGCGGCCGGACGCATTGGAGGTCAGGCCCTTGCTATTGATCAGCTTGGATTTGCGCCCGGCCGCGAACGGATGCGCGCTGAAATCGCTGAAAATTTCCGGCTGCTTATCGATACCGGTCACGATCACGTCATAGCCATTGCAACGCGTGGCCGGCGAGGTGCTGGTACCTTCTGCCACACTGAGCATGTTGAGGAAGGCGATACGGTTGGCGCCACCCGCTGCTTCTACTGAAATAACTGTCATGGCTTCTCCTTCATAGGTGATGACTGCAGGAAGCGCGCGATATTGCCGCCGGCCATCCAGACCGCCAGAAACAGCGCCGCATGGATAGCCAGCTCGGACGGATCGACCGGCGTGATGTAGGTACCGGTGACGATGCGCACCACCAGCGCGAAGTAAGCGACGGCCAGCCCGTAGGCCACCACCGACATGTGCATCTTGTGGCGGGCGTATCGCTTGCGGTAGAACAACAGGCGGCCGATGATGCCCAGGCTGAGCAACAGGGTCACCAGTACGTCCAGCTGCTGCAACGGCGAGGTGGTAAACAGATGCGTAGTCATTGCTTTGGTCCTTTCCATTTGGTGTACCAGTCAGCCAATAGCTGCAAAAATTCCTTGCCGCTCAGCTCGACAATGCCGTCCAGCCACTTGTTGATTACCGTAATCGTCAGCGCCGCCGCGATCAGTGCGGCGACTCCGGTTTCCCGCACCGGCATCAGTCGTGTGACATCTGGTGCTGCCAGGTAGCCGGCAATGATCGAGATCGCGAAGTACAGCAGCCGGCGCGGGATCGACAAGTCCTGGCCGCGCACCACGAACAGCGCGGCACCGGCGAATGCACCGATCAGTGCATTACCGTCGACGCCAGATAACACACTGACCAGACTGATCCCGCTGACCACCACCAGGCCGCTCAACGTCGATCCCGATGTAAATGGATCTGCCATCTTTCCCCCAAAAGAAAAACCGCCCGTAGGCGGCTTGTTGTTAAAAGTTTGTGTGTTCATGCGACCGGCTCGGCAATCCCCGGCCAACTGGTCGGTATCAGCTCCAGCGCCGGCACATCTTCGCAATCTGCGATCTGCACTTCCATCAGTTCAACCCACTGCTTGATGCTGACGCGCTGGTCGTAGATACCCTGCGGCATGGGCCGGCCGTCGGTCGGGTCACTGAGCCGGTCGATGTACCAGTCGGTCTCGGCCAGCAAGGCGCGGGCGCTGGCTTTGCATTGCGCGATCAGGTTTTGTTTGAGCATCGCCAGGTCTTTTGGCAACGCCGTAGATGTGCCGTCGCCGTTATCAGTGACGAAGTAGAAGCGGTCATCCGCACGCGGTTGCTGCTGCAGTTCCGTGATGCCGATGGCAGTTCGCTCCTCCGGACTCGATAGCCGCAGCCAGTTGGCCGGATACTGGATTGCTTCGTCGCCCTCGCCTACTGTGAACTGCACATCAAGCGGTATGGCTTTGCCGTTGAGTAAAAACATGATTACCTCGCTCTTGCTGTTTTGAATGGATTGGCTGCAAACGCCATGTAGACAAACGATGAACCAGAATTGATTGATGCGTAATTGCCGCGGATCTTGAAACCATTGGAAACCAGATCCACATAGACCGATGCCGTCAAGTCTTCTGCCAAACTGGAATTGCTGTACAGGTTGCCATCTGCAGGATTGATGCCGCTACGGCGATTGTCCTTGATGACCCAGTTCGTTCCGGCGACGTTGTAACACTTGAGAATCACCAATGCTGGCTCAAAATCGCAATGCACGAATGGACCATCGGCCGAATTGTTGCCCCCGTATGATCCGAATTTTGAGAAGCCAGGCACCTCTGACCATACAAACATTACATAGGGAGTGCCGTCCTGATTGCATTGCTTTGACGTGCCAAGTGTCACGGTGGTGGATGTCGGCGGAACACCTACCGGATTGCCCCACATGAATTCAACGCCGGACCCAGTCGCCTTGTCCTGAGCGTCCAGGTACAAGTACTCATTGCCCCAGTTGGTGGGAATACCACTATGCCCGGTCGGCCAATTACCCGCACCGGATACAGCGACCAAGGATTTAACAACAACCACCGATGGCGCTTTTCCGGCAGCGTGCGTGATCGCTCGCTGCACGCCATTCCCTACATATTCAATCGCGTCGAAACCATATACAGGCCCCTTCCTGAACAACCAATCGATAAACGTTCTGCCTGCAGTATTGAATTCAAGAGCATCGCCGGCACTGGAGCCAAAAGCATAGCCATTGTCATTGATCGAGGTAACCGCGTTGGGGATCAATGACTCGGCAATCGTTTGGTTTGCGGACAATCCTTTCCCCGCTCCCCGCACAGAATTTATCAACGTATGGGACACCGCAGCATTTCTGCACTTGCTCCATAACAGGCCGAACTTAAACAACAGGGTTGAGACTGCACCGGCAGTACCAGTACCAGCCCGCAAAACAATATCGAATCCGGCGCGTGAGCGCGGGACAGACGGGGATGGCATGTTTTGCGTATTGAGCGCTTTGAAGCCATCGGGCACCGCACGAGAAAACGGCTGCTGTCCCGCATTGAGAAAGCAGGTAACGTTATTCGTCGTCGTATAAGCAATTACTTGCCAATCCGACGCTGGATTCAGTGTAGTTGTTGGATTTGCACCAGTCGCCGGGTTTCCAGTCGCTGCCGCCGCTGCCGTATAGTAGACATCGTTACGACCGAGAAATAACGCCCCGGTATCAGCGTCATAGGCGATCTGCACCGTGTCCATCGCAACCAGCTTGATGCCGCCCGTCGGTCCCGCAGTCGTGGCGCTATTCACCAACATGTAAAGGTTGTCGGAAAAATAGATAGATGCCCCCGGATTGGGATGAGAAGTTCCTAGCAAACCACCACTTGCAAGACCAGCGGCAAAATCCACTGTTCCCGCAGTGCCGCTGCAGGTGAGCTCAACGTACCATTTTCCGGTCTTTGGAAATAATTGCGTCAGACCACGTCTGAAACCGCCAGTCATCGACATGCCGCCATAGATTGGAATCGCGCCAGACCCTTGCAACGGATTGAAACACGGATAATTTCCTCGCCCGGTTAGCCCGTCGATATAGTTTGTCGGCACATCAATCAGCGAATCGTTGGTAGGGCCGGCCGCAATACTGATGTTTGTCGGCACCCAGTTATTGGCATTACCTGATGTGTCTCTGCCAATAGCTGCCGCAGTGGCTGCGCTGTTGTCTTTGAATTCGAGATGCACGCCATTATTGCCATATATTCCGGTGTACTTCTTCGGATTCCAAGTATCGTTAAGATCAAATTCGCCGAAAGCGGTTGCCGGCAATGCCTGCCCATCGATGAAATAGATGTCGGAAAACAAACCATCATAGTAACGACCGTACGTCGGTGTAGCCCCAATGAGATGTTGTACTGGTGCGTTTAAGTAACTGACCGCATTTAACGCAGGAAACGCGCCTGTCAACGTCATTGGATTACCGTTGACCGACACTTTTACCCGGTCGGATGCAACAGTTTGCGTGCTGTCGTAAGTAACGACAACGTGCATGTGTGCCGCAAAATCGCGAAACTGGGCAGCAGTCCTCACGTCGAACGTTGTTGTTCCACTGCTCACATCGCCTAGCTGAAAATAGCCGCCGCCGTCTGTACGAAAATAACTATAGGCCACATTGTTTGCATCGATACCCGAACAAAATAAGCTATCTATTGCTGATGCAGCTCCTTGCTTTGTCCAAAATGATATCGTGAATTTTTTACGATCCGTAGCAGCTCCTAATGTGCGAGCAAGATACGCGCTCGCAGACCGGCGAACTCGCAAAGATCGCTCAACCCGATAGCCAGCATCACCGACCATCAGCATGGCATTTGCACTTGCAGGAATCATTTCAACTCCCCCGAACCGGCCAGCCAGATGACGGTTGGCGAGACGACTTGATACGCCAGGCAGGTGACAGCGTTGGCGGTGGTGGCAAGCACCGGCACCTCGCCATTCTTGAACTTGAAGTAGCTGCCAAAACTCAGCACGCGGCCACCGGTCGCATCTTGCGTGGCGGCGATCACGCCCGATTGCCCCGCAGTCAGATTTGTCGGATTCGCCAGCGTGCGATTACCGCCGAGCGTCACGCTGAAATTGTTGCCGGCGTCGAAGTCAGGCGTGATGACTGCGCCATCGGCCAGCGCCACTACTTTGCCGCGCTGCGCCTTGGTGAAGCTCTGCGCCACGCCAATGCCAGCCGCACCCAACGCCGTGATCGCGCCTGCCGCTGTCGATGCCCCGGTGCCGCCATTTTCCTGACCGATATATTCATCGGCCCCCATTTCGACAAATCCGACTGGGGTGCCGTTGACGATAGCTGCTCTGATTGGTTTTCTTTGGACCATGTTTATACGCTCAATGGAATGTTGCTGACCGTGCCATCGGCCAGGGTGAATGGAATTTTCTTGTCGCTGGTCAGCGGGATCGGCTTGGACGTGCCGTCGGCCAAGAAAAATGGAATAGTGCCGACCGCTGCCGCCTGCGCCGAAATCGTGCCGTCCGGCGCAATCGTGATGTTGTCGCCTGCCTTGACACCACCCAGCTTGGTGGTGGTCGCCGCCGGCAACGTGTAGCCCTTGAGCGAATCAAGCCACGCTTGTTCACTGCCGGTAAAGCCATGTTCGACCGCCACCTGATAGGCGCTCTTGCCATCAGCACCGCGCAACGGCCCGGTATCGACCCATGCAGCCCCCATCCGCAAATACAGATGACCTACAATCAGATAGGCATCGCCGGGCAGGGCCTGTGCCGGCAGATCTGCCGCACTGGGCAGCTCGCCGATAATTTTCAGGCTGGCACCGTCGTTGCCATCGATACCATCAATGCCCGCTGCACCTCGCGGCCCGCGCAGGTCAGTGTGATGCCAGACGGTTCCGGTCCAGGTGTACAGCTCGCTGCCGACCATATAGGCGTCACCGGTTGCCGGCGTTGCCGGCAGCTGGCCAACGTTCTCCAGTATGTCCTTGAGCGCCAGATCCTTGCCGACCATCTCGCCAGCCAGGAAGGCGCGCCGCAGATCGCCGAAGGTATCCAGCAGCTCGGCGGTGAGGCCGACCAGCTTGAAGATCTCGCCCTGCGTCTGCCAGATGGCATAGGCTTGATTCGCGGCATCCGCACCACGGTACGGCTCGACCAGCAGCAGACGCTGGCCGCTGTCCACTGCCCGCACTTCATAAATCCCGAAATCCGGCCCGCGCAAGGCATAGCCGGCCACCACGTTGGCGATAAAGTCGGTGCCGGTGCCGATCACTTCCACGCTGCCGGCGGTCACGCTGATGCTGCCGTCTCGATACCAACCCATAACAAATCCTTTGCAAAAAAAAACCACCCTCAGGTAGCAATCGGTGACTCACCCTGTGCGCGGTCAGCCCCAGGGGATATTCCGCAAGTCAACCAGCAACATCTGCGGATTGAGCGCACGCGGCGTGACAATGGATACTTTGTCCATTTGAATACGCTTACGTCGAATTTCCGTGGCGTTGATCATTGCGGCATCAAGCTGCGGCGCAGAACCTGCCGGCCCGCCGAAGTTCGCCAGATCGGTGAAGGCATGACCGTAATCACCGGCGGGCAATGTCGCCACCACGTAGTCGGTTGCTGGCGTGCCGACGATGGGCAAATCCAGAATGCCGGCGATTTTCAGGACCGGCGTTGCCGAATCGAATACAAAGTTCTGTCCGTCTTCGGCAAACACCTGTATGCCGACGTTGCTGGCGACAGGTGGCACCAGTCCGATCTTGTCGAACAACAACCACTGAAATGCGCCATATCCGACCGAATAAAAGCGATAGGTATATTGATTGCCGGAGCGCAGGATGCGGAACAAACCGACATAGACAGAGTCGGTACGCACCACCACCAGCGGGGCCTGCGCTTCGAAGGAGATCCGGATTTCAGTGCCGAACGCTGTCGCCATCGGCACTACACCTGTTTTTTTCAATGAATAATTGAAATAGTCCTGATCAACTTGCAGTACGTCTGATTCGCCAAAAACTTGAAAGCCCGCTTTCATCAAAACACCCCGTAAACAATGAAGGAATTGATTGGCGGCACCCCCGGTCCGGCTCCGTTAGGATCCAGATACCAGGACAGCGTGTCGCCGACAACCTGCAGCTGCGTTGCCGCCACGCCATACGTATCGACGCCGGCAATTGGTCGCATCACAAAAAATGGCTTACCTGTCAGGAAGCCTGCATCCCTGACACTGCCACTATTGAGGCCGGTTTCAATCGCCCCCAGCACCCGACCGACGCGGTCCGTCAGATCCAGCCGTAATATCGAATCGCCATCAAACACCTGAATTCCGGCTGGCATGCACTTCCCTCCTGTACTTAGACATCCCACACCCCAACACGCACACGTCTGACACCGTTATCGTCGTAGGCGGTCAGCAAGCCGTTGACAATTTCGGTGCGTCTGCCGGTGGTGGCGCTTTTGATGGTGACGTTGCCATCGCCGTCCACAATGAATTTATTGTTGATGTTGATAGAACCCGCCTTCATGTTGCCTCGGATCGTGACACCGTTAAATTCAGCGGTGCCATTTTTCCAGATCTTCCAGCCGGCGATATTGGTCGAATAATTCTCGGACTCAATCGTCTCGGCGATCTTGGCGCTGGTCAAAAATCCATCCTTGACGTGCAAGGTGCCGATAGCCGCCTCCTTGATATTGGCGCTATCGATGATGGCGTGGCCAGCAATCACTTCGGCGATGGTCGCAGCGTTGATGTACGCCGCTTTGACGTACATGCCCGGCTCAACCTTGACGCCGCCGATAACAGTTTCCTGCGTGATGATGGTAAAAAATGCAGACGCCTGCACGTCGTCGCTCGCGGCAATAAAAAACTTGTCCGCCAGAAAAGCCACTTCGCTGACATTACCGTTGACGCCGATCCCCATTCCGGCCACCTTGCCGTTGACGCTGGCCTTCAGGAAAATATTGGCGTTGATGCCGTCAATACTTTCCATGATCTGCTGTACCGCCGCCGTATTACCACCGACTTTGGTCTCCACCGTCGTCACCTGGCGCGCCACCGTCCGATTGGCACGGTCGCCCTGTGCCATAGCGATGAACTGCGTCATCGCCAGCGCTTCCTTGTCGCCGGCAGCGTTGCGCTGCGAAGCCAACAAGCCCTCGATAGCCGCTTCCGGAAACTTCTCGGCCAAATCAATGGCATGCTCGATCTTGCCGCCCAGACCCGGCGTCAGATTGGATTCCTTGATCACGCCGTCAGCCACTTCGGTAGCGACGTTGCGCGGGATCACCACCGCGATGCTCTGACTGATGGTCAGCGAATCACGTCCGAAATCGTCATAGCCTGCCGCCCATACGTAATAGGTTGCGCCCTGCACCAGCGGCTCACCCTGGGCGGAGCCGAGAAACGCCATCGTCCCCAGTCCATCAAAATCGACATTCGCCAGCGTCGGCACAAACTCCGCGCTACGGCTGAGCCAGACCAGCAGCCCGGCAAAGTCGGAATCCGGCGGCGTGGCGCACTTGAACACCACCGACTGATAACCCACCTCCAGACGGATACCGCTGAGTGTGCCGACCTGCTCATTCGTTGCCATCAGCTGCGACCAGGGACCGGTTCTGCCAGTCACTGCCCGCCCGCGTACCCGGAACACGACTTGTCGCCACGGGCCGCCATCGGCTTGCATGGCATCATTGGCATAAAGGAACGCGTTACCGGCAAGCGCCAGCGTGGTACGCACGATAGCAACCGGCGTACCGGCCAGAATCTGCACGTCGTAGCGATCCGCACCGTCCAGCAAATCCCACGTGATGCGGGCATCACGCCCGATCCAGTCCGAGGCGCTGCGCAGGTTTTGCACTGCCGCCAGCGGCGCGCCCTCGATTACATAGCGATGCGCCATGACTTGCGACATGTCCTGCAGGCCACCACCGAAGCGGTTGAAGCTGACCAGCTTGATCCAGATGGTTTTACCCAGCCAGTCTTTCGGATAGTCATACTTGAAGATGGCATCATCCAGACGCACGAAGTATTTGCCCGCCGCATGCTCAGCGATATCGGTGCCATACGCCCCGCGCACCAGATAGCTGAGGTCGTAGCGGCTGATACCGGTCAATGCCGCATTGGCATAGGCGATGTATTCGCCATCGACATAACTCAACGTGATCAGGTCGCGGGCATTCTCTTCCGTGCCGCCAAGGATCGCTCCCCGCGCTGCCGACAAGTCCACCGACAACACATTCAGGGTATCAATGGCAGCACCCAGCCCCAGCGGTGCCGAAATCGAACCGTAGCGCGCTGGCCCCTGTATCCGTCCGACGCGCTGATAAGCGGCGTTATCGGTCGAAACCCAGACATCACAACCGCCCCAGTCAGCACCACCAGCGGTCGCCAACCACACCTGCGGCGCATTCTGCGTCAGCTGCAGCGGCGCTTCGAACAAGGCTGGAATGGTGGCGTTGCCAGGCTCGATAGCGAAGTTGGGAATATTCCCTTCTACTGTTGGCGGCACCTTGATCGCCAGCGCATGGGTGCCGAGCGGGTAATCTTCAGCGAGAATCACCAGCTCGCCGGTTTCGGTGTCTTCCTCGATGTCGTAAATCAACACCGGAACGTTGTACAACGCCTTTTCCGGATAGGTCAGCGTGACCACGTCCATTGGCTCCAGCAGCACATACTTCCATGGCAAGCGAAACTTGTATTCGTTGCGGATATACAGTTTGCGGTGCTTGAGGAAGTCAGCCACTTTCTGCGCCACGCGACCGTCGGCGATCTCGCGCATTTCGACTGCGTCTTGCTGACGCAAACCGTACTGTTCGATATCGGCCGGGTCATCACTGGTGACGACGTTGTCGTTGTAATCCAGCGAACGGTCGGCAAACTTGAGCGACACCGAGTTGTAGCATTCATCCGGCGAGCGGCGGCTGACTTCCAGCACATCGCTCTCGGCGTCACCGAGGAAATCATCCTCGGTCAGCGCATACACCGGGGCGATGGCCGGCACGTAGGTGGTAATGTCATTGATGACCTTGGCATCGGAATACGGCACGATCTTGAAGATACCGCCCGAGTAGACGCAATCGGCAAAGCCGATATCGAGCAAATTGCGCAGATATTCATACGCCGGCTTTTGCTCGGTATATGCAGGGCTGACCCAGATCCCGCTGGCAAGACAGAAGCTGCGGAACTGTTCCAGGCCATCGACGCGGTCGCGGTCCAGGCCAATACCTTGATTGACATCGGTCAGGATCGCACTGATGACGTCGGCCACCTCGGCATCCGGCACATTGGATCCGGGATACTTGCTGGCGATGCTGTTCGGGGCCTGCACTTCCATCGAGTGGTTACCGAAGCCGGCACTGTCGCCGAGGTCGAACGCACCCGACGCGGCGTAGGCCAGACCGCGATAAGACAAGGCCCGTTCCGGATGTCGCGACGCCATATAAGGCCAGGGCATCTGCTCCAGGTCGCCGAGATACAGGTCAAGACGCAAACTGCCCGGCGAGGTGACATCCTTGTCTTGCCACATGCGGCGCACACAGGCAATCGGGCCGCTGCCAATCGCCATGATGGTGGCGACGGTGTAGCTATAGGTGGTGTTACTTTGCGAGCCGCCACCGCCCTTGCCAGTCTTCTGCGTGGTGGTATGCGGAATCGACGTGAAATCAACGTAATCGATGATATTCGGCGTCACGCGCACCAGCCCGAAAATCCACGGTTTGGCGCGGCCATAGCAAGAGGTTTGCAGTTTGAGCGACGAGATGACCGGTGCGCTGGTCTCGATCTTGGTGCCGCCAAAGAGTCCGGACATGGTGCTATTCCCTTACACGAAAAAATATTTCCAAACGTTCCATCAGCGCATCGCTGCGGCTGACATCGCTCAGGATGACGACATCGTTGTCGCGGTAGGCATGGATGATCAACGGCCAGTCGATGACAATGCCGGCATGACTGACACAGCGCCCGAACTTGAACGTCACCACATCACCCGGCTGCACCTGATCGGCTGGCACCCGGTCGGCGTATTTGTCGAGCCAGGCCAGATAGCGTTCTTCGCCACGGTGCATATGCCAGTCATGCGGATAGGGCCGTGGATCGAGATCCGGCGGCACGGCACCGAGTTGCTTGAACACTTCCACTAGGAACATGGCGCAATCGACACCGACACCCCGGAGGTTGGCCATGTGGTGATATGGCGTGTTGAGCCAGGTCAGGGCCTCGGTGGTGATGCGATTGCCACTCATACCAATACCTCCGGTGCCGGGATATACGGCGTGCCACTGAAGCGTTGTTCGACGCCCGGACCGAACTTGGCGCAACCGCCGGCACCGCGTGTCTTGTCGCAACCACCATAGGCGACGAAACTGTCGCCGACCTGCGGATCGAATACCAGCGGGTAAGACAGATCCAACTGGCCGCCGGTCTTGGCATAGGCTTTGATGGCGCGCCTTACACCCATGTTGGCGCCACTGGTGAACATCACGTCACCCAAGGCGAAAAAGCCATCGGCCTTGTTGAGCGAGGTCTGCAGGCGATAGCGGCTGTCGATGCCGAGAATGACGCCGTTCTGCATGTTGTCGCCGCGTCTGACACCGCAGCCGGTTTCGTACAGCTGACGCCCGCAGCCGGGCTTGAACACTTGCCCCGGCACCTTTTGTTCCAGCTTGGAAGCGTCTGACTTGACCTGCAGCTTTACCGTCTGCCGCACGTCGGTAATCGGTTTGACTTCGCCGCTGAAAATCAGCAAGGTTTCTGCCGGTTCGCCCCAGGCCGGCATGAACGCCTTCCAGATCGTGACCACCGCAGCATCGAGCGCGCCGGAGCGAACGGCAATCGGCCAGCTCACGCCGCCGACGCGATGTTCAGGCCGCACCAACACCTCCAGATCCAGGGTGCTGACTTGCATGCCGCGCACCAGCTTGTAGAACGCGCCGCTGATCGATGGCCCGGTACTGTCATAAACGCGACCCAAGGCATGCACATCGACATCGCCATCGGTCCAGTAATGCTCAACGCCGCTGGCCAGCCGGAACATGAACAGGTTGCAGCGTATGCATTGCTGCGAATCCAAGATGTCACGCAGTCGCTGTGTGCTTGTTCTCATACTTTTTCCCCCAGGCTGGCACGCAGCACGATCTTGTTGTTGCGATAGATGCCGCGCATGAATTTCTCAAAATCAATCGAATCGTCGACGAAGCGCGCCCGGTAGTAATACGACCCGGACCAGGTCACAGCGCCGGCCATTGGTGCAGCCTGGAACACCACCACGCCTTTGTCGGTCACGGTGTAGTCGATACCGAAGGTCTTGGTGACGCCCGCGACCTTGATGGCTTCAATCTGCTTGATGTTCTTGACCGGCTCTACCGATGCCAGATCAAAGCCGCGCAACAATTGAAACGCCGTGACGTTGCCGTCTGCCATGCCGATCAGCTGGTCATCGACATGGTTGTCTTCCGGGTTCTCGTACAGAAAACTCTCGTAGGCTCCTTTGTGCGTCATGTAGAAGCGCATCAGGGTGCGTACCTCGTTGTCGTTCTTTCCGGTGCGCAAGAATTCATATTTCAATGAAAACTCGTACACCGGCGAGGCCATCAGCGCCGAGCGGTATTCCTTGCCGCTCTTGGCGGTTTGCACCGAGGTGCGGTAGATCGGCGTCCACACCGATCCCCAGGCCAGCCCCGCCAGTTTGGGAAACAAAAGATTGCTCATGATTTTTTCGCATAGTCTTTGAGTGCTGCCGCAATCGTGGCGACATTGCGGCGAATGTCTTGCTGCGACAGTCGCCCCGAATGGTCGTTATAGGTAATCTGCGGTCCACCATCACCACCGCCGCCGGCAGTACCACCGCCTTCGATGATGTTGCGAAAGCCATTCGCGTACTTGGCCGGCAAGATCATTTCTTCGGCGTGGGCCTGCACCAGCGGGTTGACCCCGGCCGGGATGTCGTAGCCACCCGAGGCCGAGGCAATCTTGCCGACCAGCGCCAACACCGTGCCGGTGGCCGCAATTGCCATGGCCGGTGCCAGGAATGGACCGACATAGGGAATGGCCGCAATCGACTTATAGACGTTGGCCGCTGTTTCATAGGCCGAGGTCGTGATGTTGGTGGTCGCCGTCGCCGCCGTGGTGGCCGTCGATACTGCTGCGCCACCGACCTCTGCCGCTGAACGCACCGCAACGCCGGCAGTGGTAGCCGCCGTCATGCCGGTTTCTTTCATGATCCAGGCCACCATCGGCTTGGTCACCGCCTCCTGCACGAACGACAAGCCAATCGAACGGAACGCCGACGCCATGGCCGACTTCCAGGTCATGGTGCGGGTCAGCATGTTGGTAAAGAACGCATTGCCTTGCTGCTCCATGTTGGCAAAGAAGTTCGTCGCCGGCTGCGCCTGCTCGGTGCGGATCTCGTTCTGTACCCGTACCTTTGCCAGTTGAAACGCCCGCTCCTGCTCGATCAGCTGCGCGTTGAGTTGCGCTGCGGCCACCGGATCCTTGTCAGGATCAATGGCGGCGCGCTTGGTCTGCAGCGCCTGCATGGCGATCTCATGCATGTTGCGTTGAAAATCACGCTCCAGGATCAGCAACTGCTCTTTGTTGATCGCGCCCAGATTGAATTCGAGCTGGGCCTGTTCGCGCTGGATGTTGAGCACCGATTCCGCGGCACTCTTGGTATCGTTGATCTGCACATCGAGCAACTGCAGGCGCTGATCGCGGAACTGCTTCTGCACATTGATGACTTCGCGCTGCGCATTGGCATACTCCTTCGAATCGGCACCGTAACGGGCTTTGGTCTTGGCGGCGATATCCTCGGCAATTGTCAGCGCCGCCGCATAGTTCTTTTCCATATCGGCCATCGCGGTCTTTTGCGCGGCGATCTGGCCGGCGAACGACTCGCGGCTGATTTTCTCCTGGGCGTCGTAATACTTGTGCTCGACGGCAAAGCGCTCCTGCGAACCAGACTCGGTCAGCGCCTTTTTGCTGGCCCAGAACTGCGCCTCGCGCGCCAGGCTGAACTGGATGTCAGTACCTTCCTGTGCGTTCTTTTCACGCAAGGCCAGCTTTTGCTTTTCCAGCTCGTTCTGCCATTCCGGCACACGGGAGGTTTCCTTGCCTTCCGTGTTGGCCTTTTTCAGGCCGCTCAAATCCGGCTTGAACTTGTCGCCATCGGCATCTTTCTGATTGGCACGCATCGCCATTGCATCGCGTGGGTCGGCATTCTTGAGCCAGTCGCGCTGCGCCTTGAGGCCAGCAATGGATTGACTAACGTACTTTTCCAGATTATTGGCCGGCTTGTCCCACAGTTCCTGGTAGCGCTGATTGGCCTTGTCCACCACATCATTGCGCTCGTCGGCGATACGCTTGAGATTGGCCAGCGGTGTGCCGCCCGTTACCAATTTGAACGGTACCGTCGCGTATTCAGCACCGCGCTGCGCGGTGGCGCTGATATCGGCCCACACCGCCTGGAAGCTGCCACCAACTGCGACCACCAGATTCGGCAACACCTTGAGCACATCACCAAGGCGCGCCGCGCCCATGGCGCCTGCTTCCAGCCATTCCTGCATCGAGGTATCAGCCGCCGTCTCGCGACTCGCCGCACCCAGGCTGCTGGTGGCCTTGCGCGCTTCCACCAGACCCTCAGTGAAGGCGACCACCGTCGGCAGCACTTGATTCGCCAGTCGCAGCGACAAGCCTTGCCCGGCCGATTGCAACTTGGTCAGATTGTCATTGAACTGCTCTGCGGCCCGCGCTGTGTCGGTGCTGACCACAATGCCGAAGCGCTCAGCTTCCACCTGCAGGGCCTTGATGCCATCCTTGCCTTGATTAAGAAACGGGATCAGATCCGCGCCGGACTTGCCAAACACGCGCATCGCCAGTGCCGTCTTGGTAGCGCCGTCATCCATCTTGGCAAAGCGCTCAGCCAGATCCAGCAAGATGGTGTCGGTCGGTTTGATCTGACCTTGCGCATCCTGCACGCTGACCTTGAGCGCGGTGAACGTCGCTGCCGCTTCCTTATTGCCGGTACTGGCTTCCAGCACGGTCTTGGACAGCTTGCCAATGCCGCCAGTCAGCGTTGCAACGTCCACATCAGCCAGCTTGCCCGCGTGGCTCAGCGACGACAACGCCTCCACCGAGATGCCGGCCTTTTGCGACATCTTGTTGAGCGAGTCGGCCATGTCGATCTGGTCTTTGATCTTGGCGACGAAACTGATGCCGGCCAGCGCCGTACCGAGAAAGCCCAATACATTGGACGCCTTCATGATATTGGCGGCCAGATCGTTGGTGCCCTTCGACATGTCGTTGAGCTTGCCGGCGGTCTGCGAGTGCATCGAACCGAAGGCACTATTGATCTTGCCGACGCTCTCCTGCGCCTGGTCACCCATCTTCTTGAAACTGTCGACCACTTTGCCGGATGCATTGGTGACCTTGGTCGGGTCAGCAGTCAGTTCGAAATTGACTTTTTTATCTGTCATGACACATCTCAAAAAAAATGCCCAGCCCAGTTTCCCGGGATGGGCACGCACCGCTGAAATAACTACAATGGCCGGCACCGGCACACGATGAATCGCATGTCGGACAGCTACTTTTATCGGGGGATGTTATGAAAACAACACTGTTTATTTTACTCACCGCCATCGCTACCATCGGCTGCGCCACCACCGAAGCCGACGCCGAAGGAAAAGTCAACCTGCACGCCATCACTGACGCCAAATTCCCTGCTGGCTACCTGCCGCCTGGCAGCGGCGACAAGTGGATACAACGGTCGCAGGGTATCGGCTGGCAAGCCTGGTGATCAGCGCGAATACATTTTCAAAATCTGCTCGTCGCGCTCTGCCTCATCTTCGCTGGCGCTGGTAGCACCCGCCTCGGCAGACTGCGGCGGTGTGCCTGGCGAGAGGCCGGTCAGTGACTTGACCAGCACCCCAACCAGAATCTGGGTCGGCAGGTGTTCCGCTACCACCGACTGCATGGCCCACGATTCGGCCATGGTCCAGCCCCACACCTCTTTGACGCTCTGCCCGCTCAAGTAGGCAAGGCTGGCGGTGTCCCGGTCCCAATCGTGCTCCCAGACCGTAACAACGCCATCGCCTTTTTTGCGGTTTCCACTCCCTGAAAGTCGCTGTTGACTGCCATCCAGGCTATCGGATGGTTTTGACCATTCAGCAATGCATCGAACTCGTCGCCCGTCATCTCGGGGTAGTTCAACTTCAAGCAGTCGAACACCATGTCTGCCTGCACGTCGAAGATCTCCAAATGCGAGGTTATTTCGCCCTGCTCCATGCGGCGGAAATCGTCTTTGTATTTCTTGATCAAGGCTCGCGTGAGAGGATGCACGTACAGCGTTTTGTCCGGCGCGAACTCAACCGGAATACCAACAATAGATTGCGTCATGTTCCGTCTATCCTCAGGCTGCGGTGGACCAGTGCCATTCGAACGCAACGCCGCGTTCATCGGTGGACAGGGCGAAACTGAAATCCGGCATGGTGTAGTCGTTCTGTTTGAAGCTGAACTGCGTCGAATCGCAAGTGCATTTCGGGCAGATCATGGTCAACTTGCGGCCATCACGGTATTTCTTGGCAAAGATGCCGCGAAAACTGGTGGTGGTGCCGGCCAGTTCATTGGTCATGACGATTTTTTTACCGGTGATATCGGCACGCATGTAATCGATGATGACTTTCTTATCGTCCTGGCTGACGTGAAAGCTGTACTCGCCGGTAGCCAGATCGACGCGGTATTCGCCCGCCGCCGGTACCGCCTTGACTTGTTTCAGGTTGCGCCCGGTAATGGCGTCACGCACGCCGAGGTTTTCTTCGATGTCTTCGCCGGCCGTCACTGTGTACTTGCCGGCCAGTACGGTGCCAAGCTCGCCATCTTCCAGCACCATGGCGCCGGATGTAATGGTCTTGCCAAAGAACAGTTCATTGGTGGCTTCCGGGTCGAGCTGGCCCGTCTTGGCTTTGGCGGTGATGTCGATGGCGCCGACTGCGCTGTCGACCGAAAACTGGTTTTCTCCCATCAACTTCTTGGCGTCACCCTTGAAGTCGAAACTGGTTTCTTGCATGGTGGCGATACGCAGCGGTGAACCGCCGGCGCCCAAGATGAACAACGCTCCCGTATGGAATGCGATATTGGACATGATTGATTCCTCTATGAAATAGAACAGACAAACGCAACGACCAGCGTTGCGCTCAGAAATGCAGAGTCAGATCGTGGCTGGCGACCCGGTACTGAAAACGAAAATGCTGCGAAATCCGCGCCTTGAGGCCGTCGGCCTCGCTGCGCTCTGGTTCGGCGCGGTCGTTCACGATCACTCGGTCCGCCAGATTGATGATCGAGATATCGGACAACAGACGATTGATTACTGCCAGACGCATACCATCGACATCGCCCAGCTGCTCGCCGCGCACGTACAACTCGACGGTCAGTTCCAGTTCGCGCACGTCGCTGCCGTCACCGAGCGAATCCGATAGCCGGTCAGCGCCTTCCAACACGCGCACGCATGGCAGCTCTGGTTCCGTGAACTTGGCAATGCGCGTGCGGTCATGCACCGCCAGCGCCCCCTCCATGCCCTGCAGCGCCGCCACACTGGCCAGATACAACAGTTCGCAAATGGATTTCATGGCAGCAGCTCCAGAGGTACGGTAGTGAACAGGCTGTCTTTCGGTGCCGGATGCTCGCTGCAACGGAAATGCTGGCGTCCGATGCGCAAGCGGTTATCGAGCGCCAGCTCCGGCGCAGCCGATGTGGGGTACTCGATGCCGTAACTGACGGCCTGCACTGCACCGCCAAACACGACCAGTCCCGGCTGCGTAAAGCCGACATCCAGGTCTCGCCCGGCATGCGGGCCGCTGGCGATGGTCGCCACCTCCAGCATGCCGGCATCCTTGAACGCCTCCCAAAAAATGGCGGCATCCATGCTTAACGCTTGAGCTTGATGATGGCGCGCGGCCGGGTGCACAGCGACAACGGATTGGATTGGGCTTCCAGTTCGACGCCTTTCTTGTGGTCCAGCAATTCCTGGCTGCCGTAGAACGGCAAGCCGATGGTATTGACCGTATCCATGTAATCGGCCGGCGCGTTGCGTGTGATCAGCAAATCAGGAATACCGATCGGAATCAGGTAGGCCGAGTTGGTGTCGATAAAATTGATATTACCGATGCGGCCATAGAATTCCTTCCAGACCACTTCATCGAAGACGAAGCCCTTGCGATTGTCTTCGCGCAGGAAAGCGCCATCGTTGTAGCGGTCGAAGGCTTTTTCTACCGAGGCATGGGCGACGAAGGCATCGTAAAAGCCGCGGCCGCAAATACCCAGCCAGCCGGTGATCAAGCCGCTGCCGCCGATGACATCCTCGGCCAGCCGCTTGGCCTCGGTGATCTTGCCCTTGACCTTGGTACCCCCGGTCATCAACGCAAAATCGACTTCCTGCTGCTGAATGCCAAAGCGGTCATAGATGTCGAGCAGCACCTTGGTACCGTCGGCGTCGTAGATTTTGCCGGTGACGGCGCCGACGCGATGGTAGATGCGGGTCACTTCCAGCATGCGGCGCAGTTTCAACAGGCGCGCATTGACCAAGGACTCGACCACTTGCTGTTCGGAGTCAGTACCAAAGGCACGAATGTTCTGCACTTCGTCGGCGCGAATGACACCGCGCAGCGGCAAATGCAACGTATTGAATGGCAGCAGATTACGCTTGTCACCACCCACAACCGCACCAGGTGCGCCGCGAGGGGTGTCGGCAACCAGAGCCAACTGATTGTTTTCCGATTCGATGGAAACGGTGGTGGTGGAAACCCCTTCTTCTTCGAACAAAGAGTCCAGCAACTGCGGCGCCGATTGGCCCTCAGGTTCAGTATTGATGGCCAATGTCAGCGATTGCACGCTGAATGCATCGGTATTGAAGACGTCTAAAGATGCCATGTAAAGCTCCAGAAAGTAAAAAGGCCACCGCGAGGTGACCTGAATCAATGATGCCGCTGAACTGCGGCGATGTGGTTACTGCTGCGCCGGGTTAGCGCAGGATGATGCCCTTGGCAGCCAGTGCTGTACCTGCGTCGACGTCAATGCCGACCAGCAGCGCTGTCAGCACTTCAGCGTCGCGCACGATACCGGCGCCATCGCGGTCAGCATCCGACTGTGGCAAACCGCCATACAGTACGGCGACAGCGTCACCGCCTGCCTTATTGACATACGGCTTGTATTTGCCGCCACCGGCGCTGGCCAGCAGTTGGCCCGGGACCAGTGCCGGCCCGGCCACGATAGTCACGCGTTCGCGCGAAATCTGGCCGTTGCCTTCAGAAATCAAAAATTCACCGGTATGGGTGCCCTCGACAAGCTTGTTCATAGACCTGCTCCTTTACGTTTATTGATCGATGCATAGATGGCGGAAACCGACAGGCCGGGCTTGGCCGCCGTGGGGTTGCTGTTGTCATGCTGGGTGTTGCTGATGTTGCCAGCCGCGTTCTGCAACACGCGGTCATACAGCCGGGCCCGGACCTGTTCGGTATCGAACCCGGCGCGAATGAAGTCGCCCGCCAGCTCCGGCAACTTCGCTGCCACGCAAAGCGAGGCGATCTCCTGCGCCGAACTGACGGCGGCGTCGATCACTTCGAGACTGTTGAGACCAGATCGAGCTGCAATGGCTTCGGCATGGTGACTGAGCCCGACATTGCGGCAAGCCGCAAATACGTGACTGGCCAAGGCGCTCGCGGTCGGTGCCGCTGGTACCGCTGGTGCCGTTTGTGCTACAGGTGGCGCCGGAACCGCCGGCACTGCTTCGGCAACCGGCTCCGCGACAACTGCCGTTGCAGCAGGCGTTTCCGGTTCTTCGATGGCATTGAGCAGCGCTTCCGGCACCCGGCCGAACTTGCCCAGCAATGCCTGAGCGGTGGCCGACGCCACCAGCTTGACCGGCGCTTCGATGACATCGCAGAAACCCAATGCCTGCGCTTCGAGTGCCGTCAGCCAGGTCTCTTCGTCCATCATGCGAATCAGTTCTTCGTCACTTTGTCCGCTCTTGGCGCGATAAGCTGCCAGGATGCCGTCACGCGCCTTGTCCAGCATCTCTGCCGCCTTGCGCATTTCCGACGCTTCGCCATAAGCAATCGTGGCCGGGTTGTGAATCATGAGCATGGCGTTTTCCGGCATGATGATTTGATCACCTGCCATCAGCACCAGCGATGCCGCCGAAGCCGCCACGCCATCAACGCGGGTAGTGACGCTGCCGGCATAGCGGCGCAAGGCGTTATAGATCGCGAAAGCATCGAACACGTCGCCGCCTGGCGAATTGATCGCCACCACGATCTTGGCACCGGTCTGAGCGATTGCATCCAGATCGGCAATGAATTGCTTGGCGGTGACGCCCCAGAAGCCGATCTCGTCATAAATGCGGATCTCGATGGTCTGGCCGCCTTCTGGTTCCTGTTTGGCACTGATGGCGTACCACTTGCGTATTGCTGCCATGTCATTTTCCTTTGTTGTTTTGCTGTTCCGCATCGGCGGCTTCAACCAGCAGTTGATTGGTATCGGTCGAATACACCAGGCCGAGCGATTTGGCCCGTTCGTTGTCCTGGGCATTCTCTTCATCGATCTTTTCCGGATCGTCGCCTTGTGCCAGCACCTTGCCCGAGCGACTGGACAAGCCTGCATTGATAGCAGCAACGCTGGCGGCAATGTCTTGCACCGGATGAAAATACGGCCAGCCTTGCGGCACCCAACGCACGCGTAGATATTCCCGGCGGTTGCGGTAGTAGTCCGGCATCGGCATCACGCCAGACAAGGCCAGCGCATCAATAAAGGCTTCCCACACGCGCTGGCAGAACTGCGGAATCACCGTCAGCCACTGGATCTGCTCGATGTGGCGATGAAATTCATTGATCAGCACCCGCAACGCGCGGTCACCGATATTGCGCAGATCGCCGGTCAACAATTCATAGGGCAAACCGCACGACGCCGCTGCCGCCATCAGTTGATGCCGCATGAACCCTTCGTAGACATTCCCGGCATCCGGCGGCTCGGCAAAAGTGATTTCTTCACCCGGTTCCAGTTGCTGCAAGGTACCCGGCTCCAGCGCGCTCAATGGCGTAAATCCATCGCCATCCATTGTCGGCAGCAAGCCGGTCATAGGATCAAGATTGACACCCGTTGCTTCCGGCCGGGTAATAAAACCGGCAAACAGGTTCGCGACTTCCTGCCGAAACAACACAGCATCGTCCAGATTGTCGAGTGACTTCAGACGCAGCAACACCGTGGCCAGTTCGCTGACGCCGCGCACCTGTCCGGGCCGCAGCACTTGGAACATCGGAATGATCTGGTCAGCCGGAATCCGCGTGAGGCTTTGCGCCACGTTAGAGGCGCGCGGATAGTCGGTCGGATGCTGGCGCCACATGTGATAGGCAACACGCCGGCCGACGCTATCGAATTCCACCCCGTTGATGACTTGGGCACCGCCTGGCAGAGATTCGTTTTTCTCGACCGGCAAATGGTCGGACTCCAGCAACTGCAGTTGCAGCGGTACCGCCAGTCCATCCGATGGCTTGCGTAGCCTCAAACGTCCGTAAGACTCACCGTCACCGAACAAGCAGCGCGTTGCCAGTGCTTGCTGACCGTAAAAATCCAGCATGCCATCGGCATCCGAATCTTTAACAAATTCCTCCCACCATTTTTTCAATTGCACACGAACGTTCTTGTCAGCATGCTGCGGATGCGGCTGGATGCCGGTACCGATGGCATTGCTGACCAAGCGGTTGATGGCGGTCTTGGCCCAGGGATCGTTACGAATGGCATCGCGTGCACGGCGGCGTATGGTCGGCAATTGTGAGGCCGCCGCCGCGCCCGGGCCGAGGCTGGACGGATTCCAGTTACGGGTGCGACTGCCGCTATTGCTGCCGCCGTCATACAGTGCCGTCAACCGATTGGGCAGCACAAAACCTTTGCTGCGCAGATTGGCGTACTGCATCACACGCCCTTGCCGGCATGGCGCAGGCGTACCACCCGCGAGCGCGGCGTGATGTTGTTGATCTCGCGCGCAATGAGATTCGCCGCCGCTTGCAGCTCAGGAATGGATCGGTACTGCACGCGCTTGTCGCCATACTGCACCGACATTTCGCCCTTGGCGATGGCCGCTTTTACCCGTTTCAGATCATCTTCTGTGTAAGCCATGTTTATCTCCGTTTCAAATAACTTGATTGCGAGGTGCGGCGACGTTGCTGCTGTTGCACCGGTGTCGCCGTTGGCAAAGGCTTGACTGCTGTCGCCTCGGCTACGGGCACCACCGCAGCAGCTGGCAGCGCTTCGGTTTCGGCTTCGTCTTCCTCTGCATCGTTGGCCGGTAGCGCAGGCAATACCGGCGCATCCAGCAAATCGCCCTGCGCGAAATACAAGCGCAGGCGCTCCCAGTCGACGCTGCGCCATTTGTGCATGCCGATGTAATGCGCCGCGGCCAAGTTGTAAACCTCCAGATCGAAGGCTTCATTACGCGCACCATTCGGCTTTTGCCACTCGACCCGCTTGAAGCCCTTGACGAACCGGATCACCTTGCGCTCGGCCGTCAGCTGTTCGAAATACTCCAGCGGCAGGTCTTTGGAAAAATGGATTGCGCCGGGGCCGGCGGTCAGCTTGAAGCGGTTGGTGATCCAGTCTTTGGCAGTATCGGTACCGACCATCCACAACTCGGCGCCGCCTTCCTCGGTGGTGCCCTGCCAGGTCACATCGACCTTGGACGGGCGCTGGGCAATCACTGGTTTGCCCGGTTTGCGGGCACCAGCAATCGCCAGCACATGGCGCCAACGCCGCAGGCGCGTAAACTGGTAGACCTCCTGCGTGTAGTGCCCACCTGAATCGATCAGCACCGCGCGCAAGCCCAACTGCTTGCCGGACGGATGCATGATGGGCCGCATCAGTTCGGCATCCAGTGCATCCCAGGTCGCCTGTGAAGCCGGATCACCATTGATCACCTGGTAATCGATGATCCAGCTTTCCATGCCCTCCCCCCAGCCCTTGATCTTGAGTTCGAGGCGATCATCCTGGGTATCGACGGCGGCGGTCAGTGCCAATACTGCTGCCGGTACACTGCGCAGCGCATAGGGTTCAGCACGCTGGTGCAGCTGGGCAGCGCTGGTGATCTGTTGCCGGCTGTCGAATACCTCGCCCATGCGGGTATTTTTGAACACCCGCATCAGTGTGTCGTCGCCCCCTGCCAAGGCGATATCGGCGGCGACTTTCTCTTTCCACAGATCGAGCCAGCTGACCGTACCCAGCGAGGCGTACAGCGCGCTCTGCGTGAAACTTTCGGTCTCGCCGTCGCCGACCGCATGGGCACGCCATTCGTAACCATCGAACATGGCCGGTTTGGCATGTTCCGGAATCCATTGTGTGCAATCAGGATTGATGCAGCACATGTAAGCCGCCGACAAATCTTCGCTGACGCGCATGTTGTGCATTTCCAGTATCTGCATGTGGCCGCAGTGCGGACATGGCACATAGCAGTACTGCTGATTGCCCAGCATGAACAGTTCGTCGATCTTCGAGGCGTCTTTCTCGGTCGGCGAACTGGAGTAATAGAACTTGGCCGACCGGCCGTATTGCGTGGCGCGGTTCTCCACAATCTTGATCGGGTCGCCTTCATGTCCGACGTTGCGCAACCAGCGGTCGATTTCATCGCCGTAGATGTAACGTGCCGTGAGTTCGGCCAGATTCGACGCCGAGCCGGCGGTGTTAATGTAGAGCGTGCCGCCCTTGAATTCCTTGGTATCGGCGGTGTTCTTGGCATCGCGAGATCGTGGTGACGCCACGGTTTCGCGCAGTTCCGGTACCGCTGCGAACGTCTTCTCGATCCGCGCCGCCAGTCGCCGCGTCAGCGTGATGGTCGGCTCCAGCGCCAGAAAATTCGCCGGTGCCCGCGCGATACTGGCACAAATCCAGTTGATACCAACCTGCGTCTTCCACAACTGCGAGGCAACCTTGGCGACCACGCGCTTGCAGGGCGACTCTGGCGACAAAGCGCGCAAGGGATCGCGCGCGAATGGTGTAGTGGTCAAACGGTACGGCCCCGGCAGACGCGCCCCGGTATCAGCCGGAATGATCATGTTCGCTTCTGACCATTCGTCAATCCACAGCGGCGGATCGGGTCTCAGCGCCTTGGCAAATGCGCCCAGGTATATCTCAGCGCCATCAGGATGTGGCAACCTCGCTTGAATCTGTTCCATACCGTTCACGTCCCTGCCTGCCCAGATCGGCCAATCTGCCGCGTGCCGGGTCGTTATTTACATCGCGCATGATCGTAGTCGCGTAGCTGGCCAGATCATCGAGCACTTGGCGCAACGCTTCGGTCAAGCGGCGTTCGACTTCCCAGGCATCGCTCAGCGCAGCCAATTCCGGCGCGATACGTGGTACCGCACCGAGAATGCGGTCGCGCAGGTTGCGCCCGATCATGTCGCCGGCATCTTCCACACGCATCCGGCTGACCAGCAAGCCAGTGGTCCATTCATATTCGAGCCGCACCATCTGCCCGCTGTAAAACTCGCGGCTGGCACGCGCCTGATGGAAACTTGAATCGTCCGCCGCAGGCGGCGTAGCGTTATTGGTTGCCAGGGGCCGACTGACTTCTGCCGGCGGGTGGATCACGTCATAGACCTCGCGCTGCCTGCGCTCTTCGGCCCAGCGGTCTTTGACACCGAGCTTGCTGGGATCGGATGTCTTGCCGATCAGCGCATCGCTGGCGGCCCAATCGACCAGCGCACCATCCTCCGACAACACCAGACGCTGCTCTTTCGCCAGCCGCGTAACGTAGGACCGGTCCCAGCCGTGCATGCGCGCGTACTCGGCTTTCTTGACGAATTGGCTGGGTGATTGCATAGGCTGGTAAACGTCGGTAAACAAAGAAAAATGCAGGCAGTCAACAAGGGGCGTTGACTGTTGAGTAAGTTTGAAAAACCATCACTAGCAAAAGAAAGGGGCGCGAATTACCCCTCTGTCAGAGATTTTTTCCAGGGTCCCCGGCCGGGTCGGCAAGGGTGCTGCGACCGACCCGGCCGGCTGACGCTGGCTGATCCGACTGGCTCAACGGGCAGTCCGCAGCGCCCGCTCCCATGCCACCATCAGGTTCTTCTCGAACCGGGCATCCACCGTGCGCTCTGCCAGTTCGCTGAAGGCAAAGCGTTTCTTGTACGTCGCGTCTTTGGCAAACACCAGGACTGGGACAATCTTGGTATTGTTGTCGACCCGGGCATAGATGCCGGGCGGCAGTGCATGTCCGCGTGGCGTGCCTTTGAAATACCGCTTGGCACCACCTGACGAATTCAATTCATTGGCGATCTTCAAGATTTGGGCTTTGGTCAGATTCCCGTATTGGTTGACCGGTGCCCCGCCCCCCGGCATGGCCACGGCAGCTGCTCCGATAGGCCCGAACCGTTCTTCGAACTTCTTGACCTCGCGCTTGCCGCCTTCAATTTCCTGAAACAAGTACTGGGCCTGTGCCGGTTTGAGGAACACCATGGCACGCAACTCATCCTTGCGGGCCTTGGTATATGCCACCGCCCGCTTGGTGAATGGCGTCGGCTTCTCGAACACTTTGGCTATCTCATCCGACTCAGCCGACCACACATCCCTGACTGTCGCAGTCAGCGCACTCGCCACAGCAAACGGTAACTGATCGGTGAACAAGGCTTCGGTCCAACCGACGACTTCCTTGATGTTGCTGCGAATGTCCACTTGCATGAGCGCCCCCGATAACAGTGAGTCGGCGCCAAAATGGAAAAAGCCCCAATCAGCTTTTGATTGAGGCTTTCTGTTTTACCCGCGAGAAAGCAGCCATCCGGCATTTTCTCTATGGGCTCGCTACGGCGGCACGTAAATTGTTTGAGGCAATTCTAGTCCCGGCAATTTTATTTGCAAGCCCTGCGCGTAAATTATTTCTTGCGCGCTCCAGCAATACCGAGACCGGCATGCGGCGCAGATAGAGGTGGCGCCTGATCCAGTCGTCCGGGCGGCTGAAGATGTAGACGTAGCGCAGTACCATCTTCTCATCGTAATCCGGCATCTCTCGCACGGTCGCCTCAACCAGCCAGCCCAGTGCTTGATTGGCTGCAACGATCTGGGCATAAGATCGTTCGGCGACAGCCTCGGCCTTGTTCAATGCAAAAGCATCACGTCCCTTGATGTAGAGCGCGGCCCAGCCCGGCATCGCCGCACCGCCGCTGCCCGAAAAACCGCACACCGTTTTGCGCCATACCTGCATCAGCTTATCGAACTCGAATTCATCATCAAGATTTTCCATCTGGCATATCCTTTTATTGTTTGTCCCAGTTGTCCTAGTAAAACGAAATAGTCCCGCGTGCGCGTGCATGCACGCACCCCCATGTGCATGCACGCCTATGCACACGCACACACACGCGCCTGTGCATGGGGATTCACTGGGACACTGGGACAAAGCCTTATGCAGCGCGGCTGTCCCAGTGCTGTCCCAGTCTTTTTTGACGTGGGACACTGGGACAGATTGCGGCGTCCCAGTGTCTGGCCCAGTAAAATAAAGCACTGGGACAATGGGACGCTCGCGACGTAATAGTGATCAGATCGGATCATCATCTTCCGGCGCCGGCGGCGTATCGGTAGCAGCGAGTTCGGGCTTGACGTACATCCAGTCGCGTTTGCCGTTCTTCATCGGGCCGCGCTTGCGGATCCAGCCCAGTTGCGCCAGGCAGCGGCCGACCCGCTGCTGCTCAGGCATGGTCCACTTGGCAATGTCGAGCTTCAGGATGTCGCCCAGCACCTCGCCAATCGTCACCGATGTTTTTCCGAGGATGCCGCGTGCCACTTCGTCGGTGTAAGCATCATTGACGAAACGAGCGCCCTGCTCCTCGCGGAACAACTCGACATCGGCCGGCGTTTCCCAGAATGCTTCCTTCGCGTGATGTGCGACAACAGCTTCAGCCCACAGCTGATCGCGTGCCTCCCGCAACCCATCGAGATTCACCTCCAGCGCCCGGACTGGCCAGTAACGCCGGTTGCCGGTCTCATCCTTGAGATAGACATACTTGTTGGTGGTGCCGGCGAACACCTGCTGGCGCGGCACGTCGGATGCCCGCTTGCCGTAGAAATTACGATAGCGGTCGATGTATTGCCCAAAAAACTGCTTGGCTGCTTCCGAATCGGCCTTGTTGAACGAATCCAGCTCGGCCAGCTCGATGAACCACTTGCCGCGCATGATGGCGTAGGAATCCTTGTCGCCAAAACGCAGCGGCGCATCGGTGAACCATTCGCCGGCCAACACCTTGAGCGCGGTCGATTTGTACAGGCCCTGCGTACCCTCCAGAATCAGCACGTTATCCATCTTGACGCCAGGCTGATAGATACGCGCCACAGCACCAATCATGAATTTGCGTGACACGCGTCGGACGTACTCGGTATCCTCGGCGCCGAGGTAATCGACCATCCACATCGCCAAGCGCTCTTTTCCGTCCCATTCCAAAGGATCCAGGTAAGCACGAACCACATGGTGCGAATGCAGATCGGCCGCCAACAGAATGGCCTTCATGACGATGTCTTCGCGCGGATGGAAGCGGTAGACCTTTTGCAGCCACAAGGCGGTGCGCAGGTCATCCATGTCGGTCCACTCACCGGTTTCGCCGCGTTCATACGGTGGCGCCTTGAGTTTCACCACCTGCCCGCTGAATTCCTCATAGGCCACCACGCCCTGCCATTCCGGCGCATGCTTGAGAATATCGACCACGTTGCTCAGCACCGGTAACACCTGCCCCTTGTCGTTGCGCACCAGATGCGCCTCCCAGCGCAACTCCGAATTCTCGGGCGGCTCACCGTCGGGCGGATCGCCATTGCCCGCAGCCGTGCCGCCAGTGTCTGGCCCAGCGCCAGCGGATTTCGCGACCGGCTTCTTCTTTTCAGACTTCTTCTTGCCGGACTTGAGCGGCACCACGTTGCTCGGCAGCGCTGCCAGCGCCTGCTCTTGCTGCCGGGCCTTGACGTCGGGCGGCATCAGCGCACTCAGAATCGCCGCGGCGAGCTGCGCCTTGCAGACGTCAAAGCCTTCGACGCAACGCAGATCGTTCCAGTCGGTCAGCTTCTCCAGCCCGCGCTCGGCAAACGTGGGCGACACCACCGACGCATTACCGATCTCGATGGCGGCTTCGTGTGCCTTGAGCAATCCGGTATTTTCGAATCGTATCGTGCGCGAATAGGCATCGCAGGCAATCGACAGCTCCAGATACTGCAAGCCGGCAATGCCGGTTTTCCAGCTCGCGCTGCAACGATACTGACCATCCTTGCCAGTCATCTCATGCACAGCGCCATCGATCACCAGACCGGTAATGCCGTGCTGCTCTTCCAGCTCCGTGCGCATGCGTAGCTCGAGCAAGAAATCATCATCAGCGCAGATCAGGATATGCTTATCAGGATGTCGCGCGCGCGCCATGCGTGCCACATGGATCAGATTGCCGGCATCCCAGGCGATGTAACCGCCCAGCGTATCGTCCGTGCATTCGCGAACCGTGCGGCCGGTGGCATAGCCCTCACCAAGAAAAATGATGCGGTCATCGTCAGCGATCTTGCCTATCGGGCAGCAGCTGCCCTGTTTCGCCGTACCCTTGTTGAATCGCTTATCGCCGTCGGGCGCAATTTTCTGCAGTCCGACCAGCGCAGGGCCGTCATCGCGAAACATCACCATCGGCACCAGCAAGGTGCCATCGGCCATAAAGCGCATTCCCGGCGTCTTGATCTGCTTGCGCTCGGCATACGGAGAAATGCCCTCTGTCGCGGCTTCGCCCCACTGCACTTTGGCGCGATTGGCGGCATTGGACGCCAGCGACTGCTTCCTTGCCGCTTCCCGTTCCTGTGCCTCCCGCTGCCGTTGTTCCAGCTCGGCGCGCTCTTCTGCGGTAATTTCAGACCAGTCGGTCTCGATCTTGGTAGCGTTCTCGCGTGTGCCCTGCCAGGTCCCGAAGGCACCATACACAGCCCACTTGCCATTGCGCAGTTGTACCTCATGCAGCACGTACCACGATTTCTTGCCTTTGCCGTAGCGGTGGATGATGCCGTCGGTCTTGGGATGCCCATCCGGCATGGCCGGCATGCCGGCCAGTGACATCTGTTGAATTGCTTGATCAATCGTAGCCACAAATCCCTCTATTATTTTGCTTCATAAGAACGCTGACTGTCCGAACCGCTGTGCACGCGCTCTGCGGTATTCCGTCCTTGTGCGACAGAAAGCCTTTCGCGATATTGGATAAGAAAGGCACCTGCCGCTGCCGCCAGGCACGCGGTGAATTTGTCGTCAAATCGCTTGTTTATTGTGGTCATGCTATGCACCTCATGAGGATGTTGCGCGGACTATCGGCCACTGTTCCCGCACCCGGCGCTCCAGATCTGCAATGAATTCCTGTACTGCAGCCTGTGCCCGCTGGTTGTCGCCGGCCTGTTTCAGCCGGCGCGTGCGCAACATGTCGATATAGGCAATGCGTTGTGGCTTGGTCGACATGCGACAGATATGGCGTCCCCAGCACGTCAATTGCCAGTCAACGGAATAGGTATCGACAGCCATCAATGCACTACTTGGTTTTCGCGGTTTTCTTGGCCGGAATCGGACCGCTGTCCTTGACCGCACGGGTTCGCACCCGTTCGCGCCATTCAGCCAGCGCCGACATGCCGCCGCTGAATGCCGCTTCGATGTCGTCCAGCTCGGGGTGCGTGATTTTCTTGTCTTCCAGCGCCTTGGTGACGGTCTGAGCTACTTCGCCGATTTCCATCATGACCTTGTAGACCGTTTCCAACAAAAGATCGTCTGTGACATCGTTGAATGACGGTGCCTCAAACGCCACCATTCCCAGCCGACCAACCAGCGCATGCACCGGTTGCAAGGCTTCTCGTACCCTGGCCGCCTGGCACAATTCCACGATCTCGGTCATTTCCTCGAAGGTGATGTGATGCGTGGTGATATCGGGCCGCAATTTGTTGCGCAGTACATTGGGCGACTTGTCCATCCGTTTGGCCAGCGCCTCAATGCCGCCTGGATAGGCGCGTGCAACGCGATACAGCGAATCGTGCTGGTTCATTTCCAAATAACGCAAAGTCACGGTTAACTCCTTCATTTTTTACCGGTGTAAACCTGCGTCACACCGGATATTGTTCGTTCCATCAGGCAACCAGGAACAAAGATGAAAACAACACTGCGCCGCATCGGCGGACACAATCAGGGCGGGTTTTCCGATGTGTTAGATTTCAGTTCCCCAACGTCAACCACAGCAAAGGAATACCCATGAGCGACTACCGCGACAAAAATGCCTTGTATGACGCGATTAAAAATTCCGACTATCTTCACAGCGCGCTCAACGCCCATCGTGATGGCACGGCCGAAGTGATCGCCATTCTTATTGGCACCATCGTGGCTGATGACCCGGCCCTGGCACCGAAGCTGATCGCCGCCCTGAAGCGAGCATCGGAGCTATCCAGTGCGCCAAGTGCACAAGGAGATCGCAACCGGATTATTGAAAAAATACTCAAAACGCTTCAAACCAGCCCATGATCAACCGCAGCCTGATACATCTCCCTGTACTCAGCATCACTTTGCTGACTGCGCAATTTATAGCTGCGATAAAACCTAAGTTCACGCGCCCAATCCTCGTCCGCAATATGTTCCGCACGGGCCTTGCGCATAGCGCGACCGAGAAAACGACGATGAGGGATATCGCTGCACTCGTAGGCAATAACAAGATCGTTGATATCCAAAGGACGGGTCCAACATGCGGCGCGCCATCGTCGCTTGGTTGTTCTCAGCTTGCCGGATCGCGTCATCGCTCTTGGTCGATCTTGAATTTTGATCATGCCGCCTCTGTGGAGGTTTCACAGTTTGCCAATGCGGCCAATTCCGGCCAGATATCTTGCCAATCTGCGGGCCGCATTTCCTGCCTGGTAACAGCCCCATCGAGTTCTTTCTCGATTTTCACGCATCGCGCAGGTGATATCGGTGCCTCGCCCGAAGCCAGTTGCGACAAATACGACGGGGAGATTCCAAGCGCTCTTGCCAGGCGCGCAGCACCGCCACGCTCAAGTGACTCCAGATAGTTTTTCAACTGCATATCGGCCCTTCCCATGATCAACAGGCCGCAGTTTATTGTTTACTAAACTCACAGTCAAGTATTTGCTTATTTATTTTTTACTAATCAAACTATGAAAATGGAAATTGCAAATAATCGACGTGCGCGCTTGAAACTCTGGTTTGAAGATCGGCCTATCCCTGAAAAGGAAAAAAGCTATTTCTCTCAACTCATGAGTGGCAAGGCTTCATTTGGCGAGCGCGCAGCACGCCGGATTGAACGCGACTACCTGATGGGTGACCGATATCTTGATCAACCTGCGGGAGATGCAAAGCGCCATTCAACTACCGGAATCGTTAACGAGCCAGGCACATTAAAACGGCGCGGCACCGAGCAGAACTGGCCTTTTTCCGTGAGTTTCGAAGTATTCAATAAACTGCCGGCACCGGAAAAAGCAAAAATCAACGATTTTGTCGAATACACGGTAGACCGCTGGCACGCCTCGCAACAGAATAAAAGTCGTAAATCCAGCTGAGCCGCGGCACACCGCAATCATTTTTCATTTCCCTCCCAAACATGCAGAGAATGTCCGTGATAGCACCTGAATTACTGAAAATGAGCAAAGCGGGGATTTGCGTCCTCGTTGTTCCGCTGATGCTGGCATGCACACCGCCCATTTCCAAAGATGATTTAGTCGATGTCAATTACGGGCCCGAGGTAGCCGTCGATTACGAACAAGTGATCAAGGACTATCTTACGACTTATTTGAAAGATGCTGAATCAGCGCGATACAGAGATTTCAGCAAGGCAGAAAAGGGCATCATCAGACGCTGCTCACCTCCCCCCTACTGTTTCGATAAAAAAGTCTCTGCCGGCTATCTGGTGACGGTGAATATCAACGCCAAAAACGCTTATGGCGCCTATACCGGTTTCAAGAAATATTCGTTTATCTTCCGCGATGGCAAAGTCGCCGACCTGACTTCAGAGCCGTAATCCCCCCTTCCCCTCAGTAAAACGCCTTTCCTCCAGCCGGTTTAGTTTTTACTTGACATTGAGTTTAGTATTAAATAAACTTCGCCCAACGGTTTAGTAATCAATAAACCGCATCAGATGAATATCACTATTCAACCTATGGAGCGGAAATGTCTGTCAAACCTGAAATCCAGTATGTATTCGCGTCCGGTCACAACAACTACCTGACGCCCGAAACAGGCAATCGTCGCTTCTGCGCAATTGCCACCGATGCCGAGACCGGCAACAAAGGTCTGATCTTTGAACTGATCGCCGCTCACCGCATTCTGCAAGCCGTGCTTTCAATCATGACCACGCGCCAAAAGATCGAACTCGGCCGCAAGGTCCAAGCGATGGGTTTCGGCGACGAAGGCGTCACACGTGCCCACGAACGCTTGGCAGTACTCAATGACGCCGGCGTATTGCTGGCACATCTGGCTGCGCCCAACGTCATTTCCAGCAAGCCCATCCGACCCGCCCGTTACGAATACATCGACGCGCGCGTCTACAAGCATGGGCTACTGCCAGAAGGTGCCATCGTCATCTACTCCCCCCAAGGCGGCGGCAAGACCCGCCGCAGCGCAGAACTACTGGCGCACTTCGGCAAACAGCACATCATTGAGGAGTGGATACCCGGCATGGAGATTCCAGCCGATGCCATTGCTCTGACTAACGTCAAAGTGCCCGGCTGCCTGCCTTTCCCCAGAATCAAGGCACAAATCACGGAACCCAAAGGGAGCCGCTGATCATGAAAAAAATCTTCGACTACCTCGACCGCCATCCCTTCCTCGCCGCTCTGGCACTGATTGCCCTGTTCGGCCTGGTCGGCACACTGGACCTGACCGAGCAGGAACGCGCCGAAGCCTATGACACCGGCTATATCAACGGCCAGCGTTCGGCCTATGTGGCGAAACTCGACCCCGATGCGCAGCGCCAGTTGGACACCTTGTGCGCGCAGCAGTGGCCGGAAGGCACCGAACTGGCACGCAAGCGCACCTGCAAATCGAGCTGACACAGCGCCGCCATGTCAACCACGGTCCCACTGTCAACAGAAGACCTGCGGCGAGCATGGCGTGACTGCGCCATTCGCAATCTCACCTTCGAGCAAACGATGCAGATACCCGCACTCGCCACCGCGATCAAGGCTGTCGCCACCAAGAATCTCCGGCGCCAGCAGGCATTCGCAGAACAGCGGCGCCAGGATCGCAAGCTCGCACAAGCCAACGATTACTACGACCATGACTGATTACAATTTCCCGCGCGGCTGGCAAACCTCGCTGGCGCCGCTCGACTTGACCGACCGCTACAACCCGGCCGCAGTCCGCGATTGCTCGCCTTTCCGGTTGGGCAGCTTTGTCATACGCCGCACCCCGCTGCGCGGAACACCTTACCTGTTGTATTCCGTCCTGTTGGACAGCGACGTCATCGGCAGTCAGATCACATTCCCCAGCGAGTCGGATTGCCATGTGTACCGACGCAAATCTGAGTATCGCGAGACCGCAAAGTCCCGCTTGTCGCCGGTACGATTCAACAACCGCCCGGCCGACAAGACGCTGCCGGGCCGGATCGTTGAGGTGCTGCGCGCCGGCGGTGAAATGGACCAGAAGCAAATCGCGCAAATTTTGGAGGTTGGCGCCAAATCGATTGGCGCCGTACTCGGCGAACTGACCCGTAACACCGGTGTGCTGCGGCGTGGCACTTCGCATCGCTACCTGTACCGGGTGCGCGCATGATGGCCGCTGCCTCGCGATCGCGCATCATTGCGACCCTGAAGCGCGCCGGCGATGAACTCTCCGCCGCCGAGATTGCCGACTGCCTGGGCTGCGACCACACGCGCGCACGCGCCCAATTGAAACACCTGCTGGACGCCGGCCGGGTCCGGCGCCGGCTGGAAAACCGCTGTTACCTGTACACCCCGGCCAGACGCAACTAAACACCGCCACCACCCCGAACGAAAGGATTGCCATGTTTGCAGCACTGCACGCGCTCGCCCAAAAATCGACGCTGATGATTGTTTTGAGTACCGAGGGTGACTTGCTCCGGCTCAATATAGCCCCTGCACCGAACGACGAATCGGAGCAACCGAGCATACGGCCACTATCGCTGCTGGCCACCCCGGAAGAGCTTGACCGTGACCTGATCACCGCCCTTCAGATCTGGCAGGCGCCACGTAAATCGCTGCTGGAACAGGCCGCAGACGCAGCCGCCCAGCCAGACGACAGCACCGCGTCAGATGCAGAAGGCGACACCGGCAGCAAGTCCAGCAACAAGGCCGCCAGCGCCAAAGACAAAGCACCGGCCGGCAAGAAAGGCAAAGCGAAAGCAGAAACCAAAAAGGCCGAGAGTGCCGGCGTCAAGTTGCTGCCGAGTCAGCCCTGGCCCTTCCCGGGTACCGAGGCCACGCCGGGCGACTCGGCCAACAGCAGCCCGGCACCACCAACAGATCCCGCCCCCGATTCGGCTGCTGTTCCAGCAACAGCGGCCAGCGTTCCGGAAACGACGCCACCTGCTCCAGAAAACACCACTTCTGTTTCAGAAACTGGCGCCCCTGTTCCGGAACCTCAAGCGGCAGCACCCGCTGCCGTCGACACCTTCACCATCGATATGTTTTAAGGAGCTAGCATGCAAATCCAAGACGCCATTCGCGAATTCAACTACGGCAGCGTGCCTCTGCCGGATCCCAACCCGGCATTTACGCTGGCCCAGGTGCGCGATTTTTACTCCGCAGCCTACCCGCAAATTCTCAACGCCGATATCGAAGGGCCGGAAGTACGCGGCAATCGCAATATCTACACTTTCAGACGTAGTGTCGGCACGAAAGGAAGCACGCACCGCGTGACGGCCAAAATAGTCGATGACTTGGCCGCGCTGGCCGATATCGGCTGGTTCAATGAGTACGACACCAAACTGATCCATGACTCCCGTCAGAAACTGCGCGAAGGTGAGACGCTTTCCGTGAGCGATGGGCACATCATGCAACTACTGTTCCTGCACGATCTGCATTGCAACGTTTCGGAGCCATTCCAATGAATGCCCGTCAAGCCCTGAAAATTCTCAAACGCGACGGCACCTTACACGGCCCAGAGCTGGCACCGAACACGCTGCAGCCGGCTGCCCTGAACTGCCCCATCGCCCAGGCCGCGCAAAAATTCACGGTGCGCGCGCAAAGCAAGCGCGCCGGGGAAGCCTTGCTGGCGCCGTCCTATGCCTTGGAGCCGCTGCCATGATTCCATTGCCCACTATTCTGCCGTCGGTACCGACGCAATACGTTACGCCCGGTATGTCACAACTGTGCGCGCCGTTGGCGATGCAGCTGATCAACATGGGTATGATCACGGACGCCGACTTTCAACCGGCCGACAATCGATTGATGTCCATTCTGATCAATATCGACGAAAAGTACCTCGCCGAGCAAGCGCTGACACGCTGGTGGAATGCACAGATCGCGCCGTTGACGCTGTTCAACTGGTCGCTGCATGTGCAAACCTTCGACGGGGCATATACCCGGGAAATCGCGCCGACGCCGTGGTTTTGCCTGGAACAAAAAGCCTCTATACCCCAAATCACGCTGGCGCGCGGCGTCGGAGCACTCGAAGATGAAATCGAAGGCTTTGGACAGACAGTGGTCGCCCTGCTACAGGATGCATTTGCCTACCTGCCTTCGAGCTATTCACCTGCCCATATTTTCGATATGGCCCGCAACTACTACTGGGAGGGGGAATCGAGTTCAGAGGCATGGATAGCGGAACAAATCGGACCTCATGGGGAATTCAAGACGCGCGAGGAACTGATTGCTTCAGTAGAGGTGTTCACGGAAGAAGACTTCTTTCTCAATACCCCGAGATGGATCGCTGCGCCGGTGCGGCAGAAGTCGCGGCAGCAGCTGCGCAAGGTCCGCAGCACCCACGGCAAGCTGGCGCTGGCGGCCTGCGATGCGATCCACGCGTTTGTTTTAAATGAACGCTTCGCGTTAAAAAAATACCACTTCGATAATCGCGACCTCTGGATGGATAGCGTAGGCAGCTGCCTATTTTTACGCTGGTCCAGCGATGACTGCTTCATCCGCGTGCTCGATGACGCACTAGAAATGACCTATGGCTGCGGCGAATATAACGAATTCATCAGCGCCAATCCAGTGAGCAAACCGCAGCAATTGCCACTGCACATGAAGCAGATTGAGCAAATGTGCGAACTCGCAGTTTTGGTAGAACGTCTGCTGCTGCAGATCGGAGAGGAGGCATGATGCGCCAGGTCAAGATCATCGAAGCCGGCGAACAGACCTTGCACCTGTGCGCCGCGCTGCTGCTGTATCGATCCAATGACCGCAGCGTCTATGCCACCGTGCATGACACCATGGCGCACCCGACCTTTGAAGGGGCCACCGCCATCGGTCCGGGCCGTCCGGCCAGTAAGAGTGCTCTGGCAGAGTTTGCGCTTGCGGTCGGAGAAGCCACCGCTTACCAGGGAATGATTCCGCCCAATCTGTTGTATACCGCGCCGAACCTGATCGCGTGGTGGACGCCCGCATGCCACCGCAGAGTATGGTTTGCCAGCCAAAAGGCTGAGATTGGCAATGCGGCCGCGACAATTTCCCACCCGCCGCTGGTGTTCGTGGCCACTGCCGGCAGCTGGTACATCTATGCATTGGCGCAGAATCAACGACCCGATGCCAAGACCAAGCTGTTCAAGGCGCCCTATTTCAACGTCTGGGAACAAGGCAAGATTTGCACCGGCAACGTCGATCTGCCAGCCGCACTCGATGCCTCGGCCATCGATGCCTATCAAGACGCATTTTTCAACAGTCGATTCACCCATCCCAATGACAGCCGCCTGGTGAAGTACAAGGGCGGCGCCAGTGCCCTCTGGCGTGACCAGATGCAGGCACCAGAACAACAGTTTTTAACCCCATCGGTGCTGGTCTCCCGCAGGGAAACCCTGGAGCGCGCCATCCAACGTATCGCCAAAGAGGAACACCAATGAATGCACAAGACGCCCTGATTCAGACCCGCAGCCTGCTCGATGCGCTCAGCACCAAGATGGAAGACACCATCGTGCAAGTCGAGCAACAAGCTCACGACACTCGCCCCTTGCTGCTGGCAGTGGATGCCGACAATTTCGATGCCGGCGACACGAATTACCAACTGGATCTGGCCATGCAAAGAGCCGCTCCGGTTGCGGTGGTACCACTGCATGCCGAATTCGCGCGACTGGTCGTGAACGGCCACCGTTTCCTGCTTGCCGCCGATGGCCTGTACCTGGAAGTGCGTCGGCCATGGCTGTATTTCGTTCACAAGCTATGCTCTCAAACCGACGTGACCATGCCTTACGGCCGCATTGAGCCGGTCAACGAACTGGCCTTTGGCCGCCTCGGGAATATCCTCGACCTGCTGCGCACCTTCGCCACCGATGCCATCATCAATGCCCCCAACGAGCATGCCGACATGCTGATCTGGAACTACATCGAGCAAAAGGTGACACAGATGGCGCCGACGATTACCGACGCCACACCATCGTCGCTGCGCTACGAGCTGCGACCGCTGGCCGGGCATGAAAGCATCGCCGTCGATTTGCACAGCCACGGCCACTTGCCGGCGTTTTTCAGCCCGACCGACGATGCCGACGACGCCGGCAGTGTCAAGATTTCCGGCGTGTTTGGCAATCTGAACAGCGATACCCCGACAGCGGTGTTCCGGTTGTGCGTGCTGGGCTTGTACATTCCCATCAACGTGCCGGCCGAGCGCATTTTCAAGGGATTGTGATCATGCCCCACTACATCCCTCCCGCCATGCTCGCCAGTCCGGTCGACATCACGCTGATCGGTTGCGGCGGCAATGGCTCCCAGATGCTGACCGGGCTGGCCAGACTCAATCATGCGCTCATCGCGCTTGGCCACCCTGGCCTGCGCGTGACAGCCCACGATCCGGACGTCGTCAGCGAGGCCAACATCGGGCGCCAATTGTTCAGCCGCGCTGATGTTGGCCAGTACAAGGCCACCGTGCTAGTGCATCGCATCAATGCTTTTTTTGGCTTGAACTGGCATGCCGAGCCGCACCTGTACAACCACCCCCACGGAAATGATGAGATTGCCGTCTGCTGCGTCGACAGCGCGCGCGCCAGATCGGATCTGGCCGATGACTTTGAAAACGATGGACCACGCTACCTGATGGACATGGGTAACCGCGCCGCCGATGGTCAGGTGGTATTCGGACAATGCAGCGATATTCAGCTCAACGCCTCGACCATGGCCGACCACGTTGTGCTGCCGCACCCTTACGATGTGCTGCCCGAACTGATCGACATCTCGGTACCGGAAGACGATACCCCCAGCTGCGGCCTGCCCCAGGCGCTGGAGCGGCAAGAACTGTTCATCAATCAAGCCATCGTGACACCGGCACTCAGCATCCTGTGGGAGTTTTTCCGGTACGGCCGGCTTACCTGGCATGGCGCTTTCATCAATTTGCGCACCGGCAATATGCGGCCGCTTAAAGTACAGGAGACAACATGAAAACAGAAAACATCCATGCAGCGTGCGCCGAGCTCGTCCGGCGCCTGCTCAACCCTGAACAATTCGGGCATGCCGTTACTGCCGAGGTCCGTGACGCCGCACGTGTGGCACTCGGCCGGACGCCAGTCGAACAGGTTCTGTATTTGAATCCGGCAGTCGTCAAGGATGAGCGCACAGCTTTCGAGAAATACCTGACCGATTTGTTTGCCCAAACTTATTCTTTCCCGCCTGACTTTAGCCGCGCCGCCGACTCAAGTGATACCTACGCGAACGCAAACATTTCGAATGCTTGGGCGGCATGGCAAGCTAGTGCCTTGCTCTCGGCAACGCCGGTCAAACTGCCCAACGACGGCAGTCAGCCGGAAGACAACGCGCACCTGAATTGCCGACGCTGCCAAGGCAGCGGACATATCGGCGACGTGGCGCCAGCGGCCGAGCCACGCCACCTTGACGATGTCGCCGTCGAAGAGTTCGCGGTTGCGATGGCCGAAAAAATGGCTGAAGCACGCGCCAAGGGCCGCAGTGGCTGGCAGGATTGCGATCCGGCGCAGTTATCGCAAATGCTGCGCGAACACGTCGAGAAAGGCGACCCGCGCGATGTGGCGAATTTTTGCATGATGCTGTGGCATCACGAAGCGGCGATCAGCGCTGCTGAGGAGAAGCCGGTAACGGCGATGGCCCACCCGCAAAATGAACTGATCCAAGTCGCCGATCAACAGCTTAGCGCGGCATATCAAGCTGGTATGGATGGCGATGAGTTCGATATGTTGGTAGCGAAGCAGGCAATTCAAGTCGCCGCCCCACAGCAACCAGCTGCCGAAGCGAAGCCGGTAGCGGCTGATGGTTGGCAACTGGTGCCGAAGATTCCGACTACAGCAATGTGCCGAGCCGGATTAGCAGAGCGTCATGACGACCTTGCAAAGTCAATATATGCAGCCATGCTCGCTGCCGCGCCAGCCGTTTATCCGGAAAATAGGCTTGACGAATTTACATTGATTCGTCTGCGCGGCGTCATGTGCCTGCTCGATATGGAAACTCAATCGACGTATGAACCATTGGCCGGACATCTATTCAGTCTGCTTGCAACGATGCGCAGGAACATCGAGGCACTGAAAGAAAAAATAAAAAGTAGCGATGCCACTGCAGAGATGTATGCCAGGGCATGGCAGCGCGAACTGGCAGCATTTGACGGCACCATCCGGAACAAGCGTCATCACATCGACGCCATGGTTTTGACCACACAAGATCTTGTGGCAAAGGCCAAACTCGCCAACGCCCCGCAGCAACCAGCGCGAGCCGTTGGGGAGGATGCACTACTTGTAGATGTGCTGGACTTCCTCAAGAAGATGCAAGGCCGCAATTCTTTTGAACGGGGTCTGGCTGATGAATTGGTCGAGTCAATTGAGGCTGCTATCGCCCTGCAAGCGGGGGAGCAATCGTGAAAGAGCGCCCAATCTTAATGAATGGTGCCATGGTGCGCGCCACGCTAGACGACATCAAGACCCAGACGCGGCGTATCGTGAAGTTGCCGCACCAGAACCCGCTTGGACAGTGGGAGCCAATGCAAATCGGCGGCCCGGATGGAGGGCGATTGTCCAACGGCGCAACGATTCCGTTGCAAGGCGGCATCTGGCACACAAGAACCGGCGACAGCCTAATCTGTCCCCACGGCCAGCCCGGAGACCGGCTGTATGTGCGTGAGACGTACTATGCGTTTGGCCGCTGGGAGACAAGATTCAGCGCCAAGAAAAAGCGCGACGAATGGCACTTTGTTGACATGACCCGAGACACGGATCGACTGTATCAGTTCGGTACAGAGTCGATTGAACCTTGCTTGCGCACCCGAGACCAGGAAATTCTCCCGACTTGGTGGAAGCGCCCATCCATATTCATGCTACGTGAGGCCAGCCGCATCCTGCTGGAAATCGTCAGCGTACAGGTTGAGCGGCTGCAGGACATCAGCGAGCAGGACGCAATTGCCGAGGGGATCATTCCCCACGTTCGCGGCGGCTGGCACTGGCATCCGCATGACCCAAGTGATCCAGAAGACTGGCATCAGTTCGGGTATAAAACGGCGCAATACGCTTATGAATCCCTTTGGCAGTCCATCACCGGCCCCGGCAGTTGGGACGCTAATCCGTGGGTGTGGGTGGTCGAGTTCCGGAGAATCACACAATGAAAATCTGCACACGCTGCGGCGGCCTCGGCCTCGGCCACACCGCTCCGCACTGCCCTTGGGCTGCTTTGACGTATTGAAGGAAAACAAAAATATGAACACACAAAATGCAACCGGCGCCCTCATTTATAGAATCAACGTCGCAGAAGCAAAGCTCGGCGTATCCCGCTCAACGATCTATCGCCTGGCCAAGGATGGAGAGTTGGTGCTGATAAAGATCGGTAAGCGCTCCAGCGGCATCACTGTCGAAAGCGTTGAAGCCATGATTGCGCGGAACACGCCAAAGCACTGATGATATAGTGGCATTCCCGCAACACTGGATGCCACGGTACAGCACGATAAAACCGGGTAGCCAGATGGGTAGTTAGAGACGAATCGAGGTCCAACTACCCACACAACTAATTGATAAATAAAGAATTTCTATATAACATGAAAATCGCCACATGGAACGTCAACTCCCTCAAAGTACGCCTGCCGCAGGTGCTGCAATGGCTCACCGACAACCCGATTGATGTGTTGTGCCTGCAGGAAACCAAGCTGACCGATGACAAATTTCCGGTGGCGGAAATCAATGCGGCTGGTTATCAGGTGGTGTTTACGGGACAGAAAACCTATAACGGGGTGGCGATCCTGTCGCGCCATCCAATTGAAGATGTGGTCAAGAACAATCCCTTGTTCGAGGATGAGCAACAGCGTTTGCTGACTGCCACGATCAACGGCATTCGCATCGTGTGCGCCTACATTCCCAACGGCCAGTCACTGGAGTCGGACAAGTATCAATACAAGCTGAAATGGCTCAATGGCTTGCACGACTGGTTGCAGCAGCAACAAGCACAACACCCGAAACTGGCGTTGCTCGGTGATTACAATATCGCGCCGGAAGATCGCGATGTCCATGATCCGGCTGCATGGGAAGGACAAGTGCTGGTCTCATCGCCGGAGCGTGCGGCCTTCGTGCGCATGCAAGACCTCGGCCTGACCGATGCCTTCCGTTTGTTCGAGCAGCCGGAACGGCTGTTCAGTTGGTGGGACTACCGGCAGATGGGGTTCCGCATGAACAAGGGCTTGCGCATTGATCATATTTTGCTGTCGGCGCCGCTGGTGCCGTTGTGCAGCGCCTGCATCATCGACAAGGTGCCGCGCAAATGGGAACAGCCGTCGGATCACACGCCGGTGATTGCGACCCTGGATCTGTAA